GCGAACCTTAAGGCGGTCAATAAGAAGGTGACCGATATGTGCGCGGATAACACAAAGGAGCACGACGAGCTTTTTGCGGCGAAAAACAAGATCGAAAACCGCGTCCAGGCGATTGAAACGATGCACCACATCAAGGGGTGTGATGTGCCGAAATAGCGGGGAGAACACATGCGCGAGATTAATCTGATTGTTATTCACTGCGCGGCCACGCCCAACGGCCGACATATCAGCGTGAACGATATTGATGAGTGGCACCGCCGGCGCGGTTTCCGCCGTGTCTATCCGCGGGTGAATCCGGAGCTGAAGTCAATCGGTTACCATTACGTGATTTATATCGACGGCGAAATTCACACCGGCCGCGCCGAAGAGGAAGTCGGCGCGCATGCGGCGGGGCACAATGGTCATTCGCTGGGCGTCTGCCTGATCGGCACGGACAATTTTGCCCCCGCGCAGTGGGCGGCGCTGAAAAAACTGGTGTTGGAGCTGGCCGGACGCTATCCGCAGGCGCGGCTTTTGGGACACCGCGACCTGCCGGGCGTGACCAAGGCGTGCCCGGGCTTTGACGTCGCCTCTTGGTATCAGGAGGCGATGTATGGAGGTTTATGGTCCGATGTTACGTGAGTTCGTCATTTTCGCGCTGGCCGCGTTTCTTCTGGTGCTGGCCGCCGCGCCGACGGCGGAGGATGAGTGCGTCCCGCGCGATATCGAACTGGAGCGGCAGAAGATAATCATTCTCCAGTGCGAAAGCTCCTGCCGGCACGAGGGAGTCTGGGGCGATGGCGGCCGGGCTTACGGTATCGCGCAGTTTCACGAGAAAACTTTTAACGCGATGAAAAAAATGGCCGGACGTCCCGGGCTCAACTGGCGCGATAAGGACGACCAGCTCTGGCTTTTTGATTGGGCCTTGAAAAACGGCCACGCGCACAACTGGACCTGCGCGCGCTGGCTCGCGGCGGAAATCGTACCGGCGTTTGCGATAAAAAAAGCGCACGCGCTGGTGAAAGGATCCGAACTCTGCCCGACGCGGCAAAAAGACAGAAGCAACGGGTGAAAAGGAGGCATTATGTATGAACTTGGTTTTATCATGGGTGTGGCGGCAACAGTGGGCGCGCTGTTGATTTACCGTTACCGCGCGCAAATCTGGGCATGGATGAAAGTCAAAGCCGCCGCGTTATGGGCGTGGATTAAATACAGGATAACGGGAGCAAAATGATGCCGTGGTACCTGAAACCGACCAGCTGGCTCCTCATCGCGCTCGCGGCCGCGGTTATGTTTTCCGGCGCGGCGTTCGCTGTGCAGACCATCCGTCTGCAGAAGGCTCAGCTGGAGCGGCAGAAAGAGGAGCTCGCGGCGATGAGCGCGCAGCTTCAGCAGTACGAAAAAAACATTGCGGCGGCAAAAAAGACGCAGGCCGCGCAGCAGCGGGTAGCCCACGAGACTGCCCGTCTGCTTGCCGCCGCGCGGGAAATATCCGCCGCCTGCGTCCTGGGGGAAGAAGATGAAAAAATACTTAGCGCTTATACTTATTATTTTAATTCTGGCGGCCTGCGGCAAGCAGACGGTGATTCCGCCGCCGCCCGAGAAGTTCTGCCCGAAACCGGCGCGCCCCACGCTGCCGGATCCGGCTGGACGATGAAAAACCTGGCGGAAAATTATCTGGCGGTTATTGATTACGCCCTTCAACTGGAAAAAACGGTGGAGTGTTATGAAACGGATAATAAATAGCATCGGCAATTTTTTAATGGATATCATCCGCGTGGAGTCGGATATCTCGTCCAAGCGCGTCTGTCTGTTCCCGTTCATGGCGGTGGTGACGGTGATGTGGGTGATTATGTCGTTTAAGCAGGGAGAGCTCGCGGCGATTGATTCCGGCGTCGTGGCGATTATCGCCGCGCTTGCCGCCGCCGCCGCCGCGGACCATTTCGCGTCGCCCCGGAACGGGAAAGGGGGGAAAAAATGACGCTGAAAGCGGACATTTTGACCGACCTCGATACTGTTTTGAACACGGATGAATTCGCGGACGATGCCGTCTATTACCCGGCCTCCGCCGCGGATGTGACGCTCAAGGTTATTTTCAGCCGCGAATACCAGGATATCATGGGCATGGAAGGATATCGCTACTGGATCGAGGCCAAAACATCGGACGTAGAGGATATGGCGCCGGGCGAGACCATCGTCATCGGCGGCGTCACCTATAAAATCAAGGAGCCGCCCCGCGCGGGCGACGGCGGCATGAGCATTGTGGAGCTGAGTATTGACTAATGGCTGACAGCATCCGACAGCAGATTATGGACAAAATCGACGCGCGTCTTAAAACCATCAAGACGTCCGCCGGCTACAAGACGGATATCGGCGCCAACGTGTTTGACTGGCTCGACCGCGATCTGGCCGGAAAAGAACTCGACGCCCTGATTTACCGCGACCGCTCCGCCGAAATTGAAACCGAAACGCTGGAACTGCGCAATAACCGTGTGCGCCTCGAAATCGAGGTCAAAACAAAATCCGGCTCCACAACCGCCGAGCAGGTGCGCGAGATGATTGAAGATGTTTACAAGGCGATTGCTCAGGATGATACATGGGACGGACTGGCGATTGATACCAATCCCGTCAGCGAAGAAATAGAAATCGGCCAAAACGATAAAATATCCGGCCAAGCGACGATTACGGTGGAAATCGAATACCGCACGGCCAAGTGGGAATATTAGCCCGGATACGGCAAGGAGGTAAAAATGTATAAGCTCAAAAATAACGAGGAAAACTTCACGGTGACGGATGGCGCGTTTGCCGGGCGTTCTTATACGCGCGGCAGGCTCTACGCCAAAATCCCGCCGCACGAGGCGCGCCGGTTTGACGATCTGGCCGCGCCGCAGGTGATTAATGAGCAAACCGCATCGGCGGTGGACGATGCGTTTCAGCCGGGAATACCGGCGGAAGTAAAAAATAAATTAACGGAAACAGCGCGCAAACCCGCGAGGAAAAAAGCAATGTTTTCCGTAAACAAGGAGGACTAAAAAAATGTCAATACGTAATTTTATGGCAACGCACGACCTGATTGCCGTTTCCGCAAACAACAAGGAAACGGCAATCAACACGGAGCAGACGCTGGACACCGGAATGCTTTGCGCGCTGGGTGATGTGCTCAATTTAGTGCCCCGCCGCGAGGATAATGGGAACGAAGCCACGGGTTACGAAGAGCCGGATACGATTTATGACCTGGGCGCGCTGGCCGAAGGCGTGTTCAATTTTGAAAGGGGACAGCCCCAGCACTTCGCTTTTCTGCTCGCCTACGCGCTGGGTTCCGTTTCCACGGCCGCCGCGGGCACGGGCTACAAGCACACCATCACGCCACTGGACGGCGATCTCGACGCCTACCGGTCGCTTCCGTCCTTTACTGCCGCGCAGCGCTTTGGCAAAACCGTGATGAAGCGGCGCTTTGCTTCGTGCTTTGTCGATTCAATCGCCGCGACTTTCGCGCGCGATGCCTGGTGCAAGATTTCCGGCACAATCAAAGGCACGGGCAAGGTGACCAATTCCATTACCGAAGAGACCGTCACCGCCGCCGGCAACGCCGAATCCCTGATGCTGGCCGCAAATGCCGTGGCCGGGTCGACGGCCGCGGAAAGGCTCGCCAATGTCCACAGCATCAAAGTGGAATTATCCGACGGCGTCTGGACTGATGTGGAATATTCCGCCGTATCGGAGGCGACGCCCGCGGTAATTACAATCACCTCTCCCGGCGGCGAAGCCAGCCCCGAAGTGGATTACAAAATACTCTACGCGGCCACCGAGGCGGCCTGGATGACCTTCCCTTCGCGCAAGGACGAGACGCCCCTGCGCGTCTCCGGCGTCACCGTGAACATGGGCGGCACCTGGTCCGGTTCTGCTTTTGAAGGCGGCCGTGAACTGTGCGCGGAAGTAAAGCAGATTGAATGGTCGTTCCAGAATAATCTGGAAGTGCAGTTTACGCCCTGCGCCGGTGGTTCCTACGCGGCGCGGGCACTGCGCGGCGGGCGCACGCAGAAGATAAAGCTCGACCGCGAATTCCGCGAATTCATCATGCAGCAGCACATATCGGACAACGACACTTTCGGCCTGTCGATTCTGGCTGAAGGCGCGGCGTATGACGATTCACCGGAATACAAATACCAGGTGGAAATAATCTTCCCGAAGGTCGGCATTCTAAGTTCGCCGGTTTCCGTGGATGGAAAACGCCTGGCCGAGGGCGTGGATCTGCAGGTGCTGGAGGATGCGACCTACGGCTCCGTGATTGTCAACGTGCAGAACAAACAGGCCACCTACGCGGCCTAAAAAACAAGCCCGCCCGCAAGGGCGGGCGTAGCCCGGCGCCTGCCGGGGAAAGGCAAGGAAACATTATGCTGAAAATCAGCACCAAAAAATTTGACCCGGCCAACTGGCCGGAGGGAGTGTGGGGTACTTACGCCCCGGGCGTCCGGTTGAAGATTCGCAAGCTCGCTTCTGACGTAATACAGGAACTGCGCAAGCCGCATGTCCGCCTGGAAATGGAGGTCGATAAAATTTCACGGCGGATGATGCCCGTGGAAAAAGTGGACAGCGAAGCCTTCGATGACGCGCTGACCACTTATCTTATCGAGGCGTGGGAAGGCCTGGGCGACGAGGAAGGCCGCCTGCTGGAGGATTCTCTGGCCAGCCGCAAGGCG